GTTCATGAGAATATACTGCGTGCCGTCATACAGCACCCACGCGGGCACCGTCGTCTGCAGCTCGCCCCCGGTAAGCGGGACCAGCCCGCCGGCGGCGTTTTTCAGGATTGCCACTACCCCGCTCGATGTGGTGTTGAGCGTAGCCGCCCCGCTGTTCGGCGACGAAGGCTCGAACCAGAGGACCGAGCCCGCCCGCAACTGGAACGACGTCGGCAGGGTCAGGGCGAGGGTAATCGCATTGGAAGTGCCCCCGATCGACGAACCATAATAGACCAGCGAGCCCAGCCCCGAGGGCGGCGACGTCAGCCCGCTCAACGAGGTGATCGAACTGTTTGCCCCGCCGCTCGCCGCATTAGCGTTGACGTTGTTCACGATCTGGTTGAAATCCGCCATGACCTGCGAGGCGTCGGCGACCGTGCCGTTCTGCAGGAGGTAGGGCAGTGAATTGATGATCTGCGCCTGCGCGGGGAGAGCCCCGACAAAAAGGCCAAACAGCAGCGCCAGAACCTTCCGCATCTTCATGCTCCCGCAGTAATCCCGAGTTCTTCGATCAGCATGTAGAGGTCGCCGATCCGAAAACCGTCCGCCAGATTTCCACCAATCTGTAGCCGACACCGGGAAAAAACGATAGGCACATGCCAGTTGAGCTGTCGCGGGGTCAAATTGACGTTGGCCGCGCCCTGCCCCCAGCTCGATGTCCCCCATTTAAACGTCCCCCATATCGAGGGGGTCGCCGTGGGGCCTTGAATGAACACGCTGTCCAGCACGCTGTTGAACTCGTTGGAGATCGACACCGCGAGCGAGGGCTGCCCCGCCGGCAGGGCAACATAGAGGCCCGCCGTGTGGCACTCCATCTGCTGAAGGTTGGGGCTGTCGTGCAGCAGAGACGTCTCCCAGAGGAAGGTCATCTGCGCGCTGTTCTCAACGTAGGTCAGGCCCGCCTTCGGCTGGAAATCGGATTGCCAGAGCGAATGCGTGACCCCCGAGGGCGTCATGATGAAAGTCTGCGCATAGGGGGCGATAAGCGACGCCGGAAAGGTGTGCGGCCCCGTCCAGCAGTCCCGCACCATGTCGTACCACCATTCCTGCACGGGGTTGCCCGACACGGAACCATTCTGGGCGGAGATGCGGATGACCGCTGCGTTGCACGCGGCCACGCTTCGCGACGGATTTGGCGAATAGATGAAGGGGATCGTCACACCCTGCCCCGCCAGCCCGATCGGGTCCGACACCCGTGCTGCGAAGTCGATAAACCGCACCCCGTCCGGGGCGAGGAAGGCGATCCCCTTGGGGGTGGTGCAGATCGAGAGCGGGCTGCGCGTGCCCGTCGCCACATTCAGCGTATTGAGCGCCAGCGTGCTGAGCGCCGCGTCGCCCGTGATCTGGTAGAGGTTGCTCGTGCCCTTGAACACGATCAACGACTGAATGACGCCGCCAAGCTGGTTTTCCAACGGCAGCCCGACCGCCGCCGTCAACGCCACGTTGTCGCCAAAGGTCAGGGCTTGGCTGGCGTTCGTGATCGTGCCCGGAACCAGCACGTCGGAATAGTAAGCCTTGGGCTGCCCCGTCGCCGGGTTGCAGAGATACCATGCGCGGTTGCCGAACTGCGCAACGGCCGACGGCGGACAGGGCAGGGCGTTGGTCGCCGTGTTGCCCGCCGTCCACGCCGGGAGGGCCGGGTTGCTGATGTTGATGAAGCCGACGAAATTCGTCACGCCGTCGAAACCGGGGTGGGTAACACAGACGACCGTCCCCACGACGTCCATCGTGGGCGGCGTCCAGTCGCCGGTCGACACCGCCGCCGTGGGCACGTTCGAGGACAGCACCCCGGAAATCGAGACAAAGGCCGAGGCCAGCAGGTCGTAGCAGAACGGCTCTTCCTTGCCGGCAAACCGCACCGACGCGATCATGCCGAAAACCTTGGAGCCGATGACCTTCAACACCGAAATGAAGCCGGGGGTCGAGAACGATCCGAAAGTCGTGAGCGACGTGGCCGGAGGGCGCGGCACATAGAGATAGCGCGTCGTCGGGTCCGGGATCAGATTTTGCAGGGCCGTCATCGACCCCAGCCCGTCCTGAACCGTATCCGTGCTGTCCAGCGTGTCCGTCACCCCCTTGACGACGTGCCGGTAGGGCTTGCTCTTCCGGGCCATCTCACCAACCCAAAACTTTGGTATTCGGCAAGCGATTGAAGTTCGTGCCGAAGCGCCGGCGGTCGAGTTCGATCGTCTTGGCCCGACCCTCGGGGTCGTCCTTCAGCTTCAGGTAATTGCGCAGCAGTTTGCCCGCACCGATGAAGTTGTCGTCACCGTCCCCGAGAAACTGCGCTGCGCGATCGTCGTTGGCCAGCACCATGATCTCCCCGGCGAGCCGGCGGATCAGATATGCCTGATTTTCAAACCACGGCACAACCGTCGAAGTCGCGGGCGTTGCGATCACCGGCATCTGCCGGAAATAGCGCATGAGCCCGGGAAACGCCCCCGACGACGGGGGCCAGACATACATGAGACTGTTAGCCGCCGGCGGGATCACCGCGTTAGGGGTCGAGGGCGACTGCACGCTCTCGCGGGTCGTCGCGAAGTATTCCGGGTAGGCGGCGAGCCCCGCCTGCTGGGACAGGACGTCCCATTCCTTCATGTCGATGCGGACCATCCGGTAGGGCTGGTTCAGAATATAATAGGTCACGCTATCACCGTCGACCCGGAGAAAGTCGTTGGGCAGCGTGTAGGGGCCGAAGCCCGAACCCAGAGGGCCGTTGAAGGTGAAATTCAGTTCCGTGCGGGCCAGTTCAAAGTCGTAGGTCTGGCACAGTTCATCCAGCACCATGTTCAAGAGCTGGCCCGCTTGGGAGACGAACCCCGTCGCCCGCGCAATCTGGCACGCCAGAGTTACAATCTGCGCAGACGTCAGGGTGGGCATTTACTCTCCTTCGGCGATCTGCGCCTTGGTCTTGACGATCTCGTCTTCCGTCAGCGTAACCCGCTTCTTGAGCTGGTCGATTGTGCTCTTGGCATTCAGCAGCTCCGCGTGCTGGGCGGGGCTCGGGACGAAATCGCCCTTCCGGCCGCGCTTGGCGAAATCCGCTTCCCAGAGCTTCATCCGGTTCGGCAGGTCGTCTTCCTGCCGCTTGACCTGTTCCTTGAGCGCCCGGAGGTCGAGTTCCAGACGCTTCAGTTCGTACTTGGCGAACTGCCGCTCGCCGGCGGCCACCACCTTGTCCAAGAGCGCATTGATCTCTTGGGGGGAACTGGCCGCGTCGATATGCGTCTGGAACACGAGGTTCCGGCCGCGCTCGTCGAGCGGCAGGTTGAAAGAAACCCCGAGAGCGGGGGAAGTCTGTGTCGAGGCGTCCATGGTTTCTAAATCCTCATCACGTTGCCGTGAGTATCCGGCCGCAACATGACCCCACGCGGCTTGCGATAGGCGTTGCTGTTCGCCCCGCCGATCTCGTTTTCGTGCTGCCAAGCACGAGCCATGATATCCACAAGGGTATCATACTTGACTTTGGGCACTTTGTAAGTGCCCCCGTGCATGTAGGACACTTGGTCGATCGTGATCCGGTCGGAATGGCCGGGCAGGTCGATCTGGATATCGAGAAGCTCCGCTCCGGGGATAAGGTCCTGCCGGGCCTTCTCCATCGCTTCCTTGAGGAACGCCTGCCGGGCGTCGGCCTTGCGTTCCTCGGTCACGGCATCGTGCGCAGCCTTTTCGAGTTCGGCGACGTCTTCCGCCGTCAGGAGCTTTTCCAGCTCCGGGGTGAGCGCAGGGATAGCCTTCGGCGGGCGGCCTCGGCCACGCTTGATCGGGGTATTTTCGTCGGAACTCATGGTTCAGTCTCCCACTATTAACTGTGCGTCCACGCCGCATTGGCGATCGAGTTGGCAGACACCAGCACCGGCCAGCCCTGACTGTCGATGGCGACGTAATCGCCTGCCATGACCTTCAGAACGCCGCGACGGGGGATATAAAGCAGTCCCCCGGAAGCCAAGTCCCAACCCCCGGGGAAGGCATTGCCTGCGCCCTCGGGGCCGCCGTCGTACTTGATGCCTTGATTGATGGTGGCGATATCCGCCGCCGCCATGCCCCCATGAGCGACAAGCATTGCCGTGAGCGAATTGTTCGCTGTTGTCCCAAGCGTCTTCGTTGCCATAAGCCCGTCCTCAAAAGGGGAAGGGGGGCGTACAGCCCCCCTCGCCTATTAGCCGAAGGTCGCCGAGAAGTTCGACGTGCATTCGATGCGGCCGAAGAACTGCTGGTTCTGGATCAGCGTCCCGTAGAACACCTTCCAGCCGACGATGCGGAGCTGGTTCAGCGGATCAGACTTGTCCGCATCCTTCAGGTAGCTGATCCTCACGTCGTCGAGCATGACCTGCCCATAAGCGCCACGACCGAAGACGAAGCACGGGTAAACCGTGACGCCGGCGGCAGGTGCGGCGGGCGGGGTCTGGGCGACGCCGGTGCCGGTGATCGTGACGGTCTGGCCGCCTGCGAGCTGCGTCGCCTGCCCCTGCAGGGGGCCGGACGTCGGGCCGAGGACACAGGTCCCGAGGTTCGCCGGCGACGTCGTGGTGCCGACGTAGACGTTGAACGTGAAACCCGCCACCGTTGGCAGCGTCACGGCGATCGAGCCATTCGGCCCGACGACCGCCACCGCGCCCGACACCGCGTAGACACGGCTCTCGTACTGGTTCTGCGTATCGGAGGCCGTCGCCTGCACGTAGTAGGCACCAGTAGCCAGCGAGCCCGCGCTGGTCGGCGTGCCGTTGACCTGTGCGACGCCGACATAGGTCGGGACCATGTTCGAGCGGCAGAAACGCAAGCCGCCGAACTCGCCCAGCTCGTCGTTGTAGAGCCGGTTCACGTCGCTGTAAGACCACGCCGTAACGACCGTGGAGTTTTCGCGCATGTCCTGCTCGACGAGCGGGTGGATGACCGCCGTATAGTGCGGATTGCCACGCGGGTTCGAGCTGACCTTCGACTGACCGGCGTCGGCAGCGATCTTCTGATCCGTCTGCTCGTCGCC